TCAGAGGGCGTATTCGCCGCGGCGGAAATGCTGGTCCGCGATGTCCTTCAGCTTCGCGGTGGCGTCCGAAAGCCAGGCCGCTTCGCCCCAGAGCACCGTCTCGGGGTCCGCGCCGAAATGGTCCGCGCTGGCCTGCGTGAGTTCCGCAAGAAGGGCGTCGAATTCGGCCTTCTTCGCGAGGAAGGCGGCCAGGCTGCGTTCCTGGTTGCGGGCGGCGCGGGCGGTGCGGTCGGTCATGCTGGTCTCCGTCGTGGTGCAGGGCTTCCCCTGCGTGTGACGGACCATTCGCGCTGTGGCGCGCACGAGCCAAGCAAGATGCAGCGTTATCTTATTGCGATGATTGGGACTTCTGAATCATGGAGTGTGCTGCGCTGACTTTAGAACAGCGTGAGCTGCTCCACCTCATCGAGCCGAACGACGCCGTTGATCAGCCACGTATCTGGGTAGAGCGAGTGGGTGCCCATCGCCATCAGCATCCCCTTCGTCGGATACTCCTCGCCAAACACGCGCTGCATCTCTGCAAGCGCCCGCTGCTCCCCATACGCTTGCCGCCACTTGTAGAATGTCGCCTCGATCTCCCAATCCTGGCAGGTCCCTTGGCGGATGCCGTCGTCCGTCTCGTAGCGGTACTGGAACCTAAACGGGCAAGGCTGATACGGGATCAGCGGTTTGGTGTTGAAGAGATCGCTCTGGTTGTGAAGAGCAGCAAAGGCCGTGCCTTCTCGCGCGAGTTCCTCATCCGTCTTCCGCTCATGGGAGAAGCCGAGGATGCGCGCCTTCAGCAGCGCAAGACTGCGCTTCGCTTCGCGTTCACGCTTGAGACCAGTGACGATACGGGCCGCCAGAAACCGCTGGCGCTCCGTTTGCCGAAGCTCGCCGACCACTCGGATACTGTCCTGATCGACCCGCCGACTCTCCGGTCGGGGGTCGTCATTAGGCAGGCGCCACCGAAAACGAATGCGATCCCATCGGCCGAATTTCTGTCCCTCATCCAGCGTGCGGAAGGCAACGGGATACAGCCGCAACCAACTACCCTGCAGGTCAATTCCCGCGCAGCACACTGTCTCGCCGTGCTTTTGCCCAAGCTGCGGCGCAGCTTTGACGATGACGACCGCCTCGGCCTCACCAGAGGTGGGTGGTGGCGCGCTCATCGCTGCCTCGGGAACTGGGCCGAGCTGGTGGATCAACGCGGAGATGCGTCACTCGGATGCCGGTTGCTGCGGTCATGGCATCCGCCACGATCGAGCGGTGGCAGCCGTCGTGGTCTCGCTCGAAGCAAAGTAGGCAGGATCGCACGGCGGTGGCTTGGCGGCTCGCCTCTGCCAAGGCCGTCTGTGCAGCGGTCCCGGCGAGGTGCCGTGTGTAGATGCGCAGAAAGCCAGGATGGTCGCCTCGTCGCGCAGCTTCACGCCCAGGCTTTGGGTCTCCGAGATCGCGCAGGTGCAGATACTGGATCCCGCTCTCAGCGAGCGCGGCGGCGAGGGCTGACTTCGAGAAGCCACGCTTTCTGGAGAGCGGCAGCTCTCGCACGTCGATCACCTGCTTGATGCTGGCGGAGGCCAGCTTCGCAAGGAACGACGCCAGATCCGCTCCTTCATAGCCAATGGTGTATACCTGTCGCTGCGGCACAGCCGGTCCTCGAAACGGGTTGGTCAAAAGGCCTAGCGAGGGGGTAGCAGTGTGCCCCGTGGTCACGCAATCACCGTGGCGGTCCCGACATCGCGCGCCGCGGCGATATCGGCAAAGATGCGGTCGTTACCCTCCAGCACCGCCGCTTCGCCGGTCGTTTCCTGCCAGCGCCGCACGATCACGTCGGCATAGGCGGGGTCGATTTCCAGCAGCACAGCACGCCGCCCGGTGCGCTCCGCCGCGATCATCGTCGTGCCCGAGCCGCCGAAGCAGTCCAGCACCGTGTCGCGCGGCTTGCTGCTGTTGCGGATCGCGCGCTCGACCAGCGCCACCGGCTTCATCGTGGGATGCAGGTCGTTGCGCGCCGGCTTGTCGAAGTGCCAGACATTCCCCTGATCGCGCGCGCCGCACCAGTAGTGCTGCGCGCCGGCCTTCCAGCCGTAGAGCATCGCCTCGAACTGCTGGTGGTAGTCCGCGCGGCCGAGGGCGAAGGTGTTCTTCGCCCAGATGATCGTGCTCGACCACTTCCCGCCCGCCTCCTGCCAGACGCGATGCAGTGTCGGCCATTCGGAGGAGGACATGCAGACGTAGCAGGCGCCCTTCGTGACCGAGAGCAGGTTGGCCAGCGCGGGACGGAGGAACTCGGGAAAGCCACCGCCGAGCGCGTCATTCGCAATGGTCATCTTGGCGGCGGTGCCGCCCTCATAGGCCACGTTGTAGGGCGGATCGACGAAGCCCATGTCGGCCAGGTGACCGGCACCGAGCGCGCGCTGGACGTCCGCCATCTTCGTCGCGTCGCCGCAGAGGAGTCGGTGGTCGCCGCAGCGCCAGCGATCGCCCGTGCGCGTGACGGGCACCACCGGCGGTGGCGGCGCCTCGTCAGCATCATCGCCGAGGCCGGCATCCGCCGCGGCCAGCAGCCGGTCCAGCTCCATGCCGGAGAAGCCGAGCACGTCGAGGTCCACAACCGCCTCGTCGCGGATGCGTGCGATCTCGGCGGCCAGCAGCGCCTCGTCCCAGCCCGAGTTCAGCGCGATCTGGTTGTCGGCGAGACGGAGCGCCCGGGCCTGCGCCTCCGTCAGGTGCGCGAGACGGATCGCCGGCACCGCCGCCATCCCGAGGCGCTTGGCGGCCATGACCCGGCCGTGGCCCGCCACCAACACGCCGGCGGCGTCCACCAGCACGGGGTTCACGAAGCCGAACTCGGCGATCGAGGCGGCGATCTGCGCCACCTGATCCGGGGAATGCGTTCGCGCGTTCTCGGCATAGGGCATCAGCGCGGCGACGGGGATGGTGGCGACCGCGAGATCAGGCAGCATCGACCAACGCCTCCGTCCGCGCCGCGGCAACGGCGTCGTAACCTCGGCCGTCGCCATCCAGCGTGACGTTCAGTTCGGGGAACAGCATGCGGTAACGGGCGATCGCCAGATCGACATAGGCCGGCGCGAGCTCGATCGCCCGGACCTTCCGTCCCGTGCGCTGCCCGGCGAGGATGGTGGTGCCGGAGCCGGCAAAGGGCTCGAACACCGCGTCGCCGAGGTTGGCGTAGGTCTGCATCAGGAACTCCGGCAGCGCGACGGGGAACACCGCCGGGTGCTCGGTCTCGATGCCGCGCCCCTTGTGCCGGGTGATCCGCAGCACGCTGTCCGGGATGCGCATCTCCTGCACCGGCAGGCCGATATGGGTGTAGGCCTTTACCTCGCCGTCCGCGGCGCGCAGCCCGCTGCCCTTGTTCGGCGTGCCGGCCCACTTGCACGGCACGATCTTGTTCGGAGTGCGGGCCTCGCGGTTGAAGTGGAAGACCAGCTCGAAGGCCGGCGCGAGACGGCCGTTCCAGTCGCCCGGCAGGCCGGGGCCCTGGTCCCAGGCGTAGAGCCCGAAACGACGCCACCCCTGCGCGCGCATCCAGTCAAGCCAGCCCTGCCAGTAGGGCTGCCATTCCCCCTCACGATGGATCAGGCCGAGATTCACCAGCACCTGACCGTCGCCGCGCAACGCGCCGGAGGCAGCAGCGAAGACGCCGCGCATCAGCGCATCCCAATCGGGGACGCCGCCGGTGGTGTAGGCGCGCTGGTTCCCGTAGGGCGGGCTGGTGAACAGCAGCGCGGCGCGGTCCTCGCCCATTACGCGCGCCACTGAGGCGGCGTCGGTGCTGTCGCCGCAGAGCAAGCGATGATCGCCCAGCAGCCAGAGATCGCCTGGACGGGTGACGGCCTGGCGCGGCGGCTCCGGGTCGGCGTCGGCGGGATCGTCCGAAGGCTCCTCCGCATCCGCAGCGCCTGCCGGACCGCCCCCCTCGGCGGGATCCGCGGACAGAGCCTCGGGCGCGTCGCCGTCGGACACGGCGTCTCCAGCCGCCGCGAGGATGTCTGCGAGCTCATCCGCCGAGAAGCCGAGTGCGCCGAGGTCGATGTCATGCGCCGCCTGCACCGCGGCCAGTGCATCACGCAGCAGCGCCTGGTCCCAGGTCGCATTCTCCGCGATGCGGTTGTCGGCGAGGCGCAGCGCCTCCTTCTGCGCGGCGGACAGATGCCGCAGCACGATCACCGGCACCTTCGCCATGCCGAGCGCGGACGCCGCCTCGAGCCGGCCGTGGCCGGCGATCAGCACGTCCGCCTCATCGACCAGCAGCGGGTTGGTGAAGCCGAAGGCCAGCATACTGGCCTTGATCTGCTCCAACTGCTCGGCGCTGTGCACGCGGGCATTGCCGGCATGCGGGCGCAGCTCCGCCACCGGACGCAGCAGGATCTTCGCCGCCATCCAGGGGAGCGTCATGATGCCATCCGGTTTGCAGGAGGTTTGCAGGGCCGCGGCCCGCGTCGGTTTGCAGCTAACGATCTGAAGCCGCGCGGAAAGGCTGCAAACCGCAACCCATATTTCCGACCTGGCGCTAGCGATGTTGCGCGCTTCCGCCCCCCGCATACGCCGAGCCCAGGAAGGACCCTGCGGCTGGCGAGCCACAGTGGCTGCTCAGCCGCGCTGTGGCTGATGAGCCGCGGTGCCGAAGGCTGCTCCCGCAATTCATCATCGTGGGGAGAGTCTACGAGATGCGGATTCCGCTCCGCCAGCCGGTGAATTGTAACAGCGCTGTTGATGCGGGCCTGATGTGCCGCTTACCCTCGTCGCACTCATTGGCAGGGTCTGGGATACTTGAACGACATCGCGATCACTGCCGCAGGCAGGCGAACATATCCAGGCGAGCTCGCTGCACCACACGTCGTTCGGCGGCTCGCCGATGAGTATCGGAGCGCCGCTCACCTCCTTCTTCCTACCGGACGTCGCGGTGACCCATTGTCTCGTGCCCCATATCGGTTCGCGGCAATCCACGCCATCGAGCTTTACCTCAACGCGTTCCTTTTGAAGCAAAGCGTCGAACCAAGCGTCGTTCGCCGTATGCAGCACGATCTATCCGCCCGCACCAAGCTGGCGATCGATTCTGGCCTCAGACTACGCAAACGGACGGAATCGCATCTCCACGACATGACTGGAAATCGGGAATATCTCATCACGCGCTATGGTGCTGAGCTGACCGCGACCATGTCGCAAATCAACCGATTGACGGCCACGCTCGACGAGGTGGCGAAGAAGGTCACGGTGGCGGTCCCCAATCCGGCCGGTTGTGCAGGCACGTCGTCCGCGACCCGCAACGCGCAAGGCGAAGGAACTGTCGTCTAGCGTTGGCGAAAGAGGCAGCCGCCCGCCTACAGCGTGTCCCGCGCCCGCTCTACCGCATCCCGCGTCGCGACAAGCGCCGCCAAGGTGACGCCAGCCTGCTTCACCGCGGCTGCCTCGTCGGGATCGACGTAGGAGACCTGCTCCTCGGCATCGACGACACCGGACGCCAACTGCTCGTGCAGTTCGTCGAGCCGGGTCTTCACCTCAGCCGGATCGGCATCCGCCTCGCCAAGCCATTCACCGACGATGATCTCGACCTCGCGCGCCATGCGGGTCGGCTGCACCCCACGCACCGCCATCGTCTGCAGGCGCACCAGCGCCGCATCGAGAGGGCGTGTCGCTGCCCGGCGACGTGCTGCCATGACCGTCCTCCTTCGTGAGCACGGCCTCTCTATCATGTTCTTGTATTGTTCTCATAGGGGCGATATGCGTCCGCATGCCCGATGGCGAGCCACCCCGCCTTCCTCCGCCATGGCTCAGCCCGTCGACACTGGCCGCCGCGCGGGCTGCGCGGCGACCTCCCGATCCGTTCACCAGGGTCGACACCAGCAAGGCGGTGTACGACGCCATTCTGGCCCATCATCCCGCCCTGCCATTCACGCTGATCGGCGAGGCCGCCGCCTTCGTGCTCGGCATGGAGTGACCAACTCACGCTGCTCGCCGGGCCGGCGCCAGTCCATAGACCGCGGCCAGGACACCCAGCGCGGCAACGAGCATGCCCTGCGCCTGCGCGTGGCCAACGCTGCGACCACCCCAGCCCTGGCGCTGCGCCCATTCACGCACCGAGCATTCCAGCCCGACCACGTGCCAGACGCAGGAGCCCGCGGCGCTTTCGAAGCCGCCCAGCGTCATTATGGCATGCGCGACCCGCTCGCGTGCTGCGACCTGGCGATCGGTGAGGGAATCACCGGAGCCGCCGGGAATGCGGATCAGCGGCATGGCGCGCAGCTGATCCAGCGCGGCGACGCGGAACTGCCGGCGGAACACCGCGCCGGCGTCGTGCATCTCCTGCGTGATGGTGCCGTTGATGAGCATCTGGCCGAGGGTGTCGACCGTGCGACGGTGCACGACCGGCAGCCCCGTCTCCGGGTCAGCTTCGCGCATCGGCTCCCCCACTGGCCCGTGCTGGAGCCGCCATTTCGAGGGCATTGCCAGATCCTCGCCCTTGGGCTTCGCGGTCCTGGTCCTGCGCTTACCGGCCATGGTGGTTCTCCCTGTTGCGTCGGCCCCAGCGCCGGTTGGCCTCGTTGGTGATCGCCTGGCGCAGCCAGTCGTCGGTGATGTCGGCGACGGGCAGAGCGGCGATGCCGTGCCGATGCCAGGCGGCCGCACGCATGGCGTTCACCTCGCTGTCGTTGGTCGGGCTGCGCGTCCCGCGGTCGAGGCAGGAGCGGGGTGGTTGCGGTGCGCCGTGTATGCTCATGCGCCGTCTCCGGTGGGTTCGGTCACCCACAGCAGCAGCGCGATGGCGTCCGCCTCGTTGTCATCGGCCGGTAGAAAGCCGCGGACTCGAATGGCTGCGATCATCGCCGCTTTGTCGGCGTTGCCCTTGCCGGTGGCGTAGCGCTTGATCGTGCCGACCGGGACGCCCTCGTAGGGGACCTCGTGTTCCTCGCACCAGGCGGTGAGCGTGCCGAGAAAGCCGCCGTAAACGTGGCTGGCGTCGGTGCCGGCATGCCGGCGCACCTCCTCGAACACGACGCGTCGGAGGCCGTGCGCATGCATGGCGATCTCGACGAGCCAGTCGGTGAAGCGGAGATAGCGCATGCCACCGCCCTCGAAGCGGCCTGGCTTGAAGGTCATGGTGCCGGAAGTCGTCCCGCCGTCCCCGAAGCGCAGGGCCCAGCCGGTGGTGGTGCCGAGATCGAGGGCCAGGATGCCGGGCTTGCGCGGCCGGTAGAGATTGGGATCGGGCAGGACGGTGCTTGCGCCGGGTGCGGGCATGGTGAGAGTCGTGAATTCCACGGTGGTCTCCGAGAGGAGATGATCCTGGTGAGGGCGGCGACGGCGCGGTTCTTTGCCGGAGCTCGTCGTCGCTGCCCGGCTTGGATGGATTGACCTTGGTGGGGGGTGGTCCCCGAACCCGAACCAGGCGCCCCGGGGTGTGGTGTGCGCGCGTCTTTGGGACGCGCACGCACACCCCCCGTAGGGGGGAGGAAAAAACCGAAACTGCCAAACTGCTCCAAGACGCTGATTTCATTGATCGAAAAGCAGTTTTGGGAGCAGTTTGGGCAGATTCGTTACGCCAAACTGCTTTCGTCTGGAACTCCTTGATCTGATTGACGAAAAGCAGTTTGGCAGTTTCGGCAGGGGAGCAGTTTCGGTCCGAAACTGTGCAGTTTCGGGAGCAGTTTCGGTCAGTACGAAGGCGATCTGAGTGAGTCATTCACCGCCTTCCTCGGGGTCGTGCAACACCCACACTTCCGGGTTCTCGACCTCCAGCAGAGCCTCGCTGCGTGGGCAGAGAAAATGGCTGGGCAGGACGCGCAGGGTCGCCTGTGTGATCTCGCCGGTCTCGGCGTCGACCACCTCTTCATCGGTGGCGACCACCATGTCCTTCACGACAAGGTAGCCCTTCTTGGACCTCGTGTAGGGCTGGCCGAGATCGCGCGCGTCGCGACGAAACTTGATGTAGCCCTTCGTCGCCAGAACGGTGATGCGGTCGCTAATGGTGTCCTTGCCGCCAAGGCCTCGGCTGTTCTCGAACTTCGATGCGAACGCGTTGGTGGTGCAGAGACGGCCTGCCTCTGCCTCCTCCGCGATCAGATGCAGGATGACGTCGTGGCGGCGCGTGCGCTCGGCATCGAGCTTGCGGCCGATGTCTTTCCTGACCAGACGGTCGCCGCGGCGATCGAACTCCACCCAGCGCCCCGCCACCTTGTCGACCAGCATGGGTTCGAGGCCGGGGCCGTTCCGCATTTCGATGTGCAGTTCGCGTTGGGTCTGCTCCTCGTCCGGCCGGAAAAGGATCATCCCGGAGGTGTAGAAACTGCGCAGCGCGCTGGCGCCGGACAGCGCCAGGAAGGGGTCGTCCTTCACCTGTTGCTTGCTCAGCTTCTTCGTGTGGTGGGCGAGGATGATGCCCGCCTCGGGGGCGACCTGGTCGCGCAGCGCCTCGACCCGGCTCTGCAGGAAGAACATCATCGCCGCGTTGTCGTTCTCGCCTTCGCCGCCGGGCCCGCCATCGAAGAGGTTGCGGATGGGGTCGATGCAGATGATGTCGGGCGGCGCATCGGGGAATCCGGCGCGAATGGCCGCGGCCACGAGGGGCACGCCCTGGTCGTCGAGCAGCATGCGTAGTTTGGGGGTGACGACGAGAGTGTCACGGGCGCGGGCCACGATCGCGGCGTCGAGCCGGAGCTGCTGCAGCCGCTCGCGCAGGTAGTGGTACTGGATCTCCGCCTGAAGATAGAACACCCGCAGCGGGCGCGGTGCGGTGAAGCGTAGGAAGGGTGCGCCGGCGGCGGCGTGGACCAGGAGGCTGATCAGGAAGTCGGATTTGCCGACCTTCGGCGCGCCGCCGAGGACCAGCATGCCGCCCGGCGTCAGCACGCGCGGCCCGATCAGGTCGTCGGGCATCGGTGAGGTGTCGTCGAGCAATGCACCGAGGGTGTGCGCGGGGATGGCGCTGGGTACTGCTGCTGTGGCTCGCAGCAGCGGCGGCCCGTTCCGCTCGACGTGTAGCGCCCAGATGCTGTCTGCCTCGACCTTCAGCCTCGGCAGCGGCCATTCCGGCCGGAGGCACGCGGCGTTGTATTGGCAGATCGCCTCCCAGCCCTCGTCGCCGGTGATGCGGCCCTCGTGGACCATGCGGACGAAGTGGCCGATCGCAGCGCTGGCGCCCTGGAAGCGGGTCCAGCTGTCCTGGCTGCCCTCGCGCACCGGCGTGGTCAGGACAGCATCGAGTCCGGGGCGGGTGGCGCCAGGGGCGGCGGTGGACGCCTCCAGGCCCGGCATGGTGGGCATGGCCGCGACGGCCGCGGCGAAGTCGGGCAGCTCGACCTCGACCCTGGGACGGTGCTCCCGGATGATGACCCGCCGCTGCACGCCATGCTTCTGGTGGACGGTGCCGGGAACGCGGATCGGCTGGTGAGCGGATCGGAAGTGCAGGTCGCCACCGACCTTCTCGGCGATCTCGCCGCGCAGCGCGCAGAGGCGGAGCAGATCCTCGCCCTCGGCCGGCTCGGTGAGCCGCCACCATGCGTGCAGCTTGGCGGCACCCTCGGCGGTGCGGCCGCCGCTCTCGACCAGGAGGGTGGGCGCGCCCAGGTGGTGGACCAGATGCGCCAGCTTGGCGGTGAGGTCGCCGGCATCGAGATCGACCACCACGGTCTGCATCTGCAGCACATGTTCGGCGCGGGCATGGCCCTGCTCGGCGACAGTGCCGGGGATGACATAGACGGCGCTGCCCTCGCGCGCGGCCCAGGTGGCATAGGCGCTGAGGGAGGCAGCGGCGTGCCGATCGGCCGGGACCCAGATGTTGTGTGGCTTGGTGTCGAGCCCCTGGCCCTGATCGACGAAACCGCGGACCGGGATCAGCCCGTCGCAATAGCCGAACACCACGTCGAGGAAGGCGGCGATCTGGTCGATGTCCGGAGCGATGGGCCCAGCGGCTTCCAGCATCGACTGCCCAGCGCCGGGAAGTTGATCGAGGACGATCTGCCCACTGGCGGGAATGTCGCCGACGCCCTGCTCCAGCAGCGGTGCGGCATCGTTGAAGTCGCCCCATGCGGTCATGCAGGCTGTGCCCAACAGCGCTTGGCCCAGGGGCAGAAGCGGCACTCGAAGTGATCGGCCTGGGCGGCAACGCGGGGCAGCAACTCGCCGGCATCCGTCGCGGCCAGGATGCGCACCGCCCGGTCCGACATGCGCTGCGCCAGCTCGGCGTTGAACGGCACCAGCTCGTGGTGAAGCTCGGCGGTGTCCTTGTTGATGGCGGTGAACAGCGCCGGATGGTCGGCCACCCCCGGCACGGCGGCGTCCATGTAGGCCTGGTAGACCGCGATCTGCGCCGCGTAGATCGGCTTGGCGACGGCAACCCCCTTGCTCGCCGTCTCGCGCCACGCCTTGGCGTTCATGGTCTTGCATTCCCACAACGCGGGGAACGCCATACCGGGGATCGCGGGGCCGCCGGCGAGGATGCCGTCGACATGGCCGCGGATGCGCCCACCGGCCACAGCGAAGCCGAACTGCTCGCCATGCTCGCCACCGCCACGGCGGGTGTAGAGATCGAAGCCGGCGGCGCGCAGCCAAGCGACGGCCACGTCCTCCAGCGCGTGGCCGATCCCGAAGATGCGCAGCAGCCGGCCGTCGAAGTCGGCGCCCTCATCCTTCGGCGCCTTCACGAACTCGAACTGCAGCGCGCGCTCGCAAGCGTGGCCGAGGCGGGAGCCGCCGAGATAGTTGCGCGGCGGCGCTGCCTGGTTCGCCTTTACCAGCGCGGCGTCAATCGCGGTGTTCACGTGCGCGGAGGTCTGGCTGCGGCTGTTGAAGTCGAGCATCAGAAGGGCACCTCCGCCGCCGTGTCCTGCCGGGCGATCGCCTGCATGGCCTCCTGGAAGCCACCGACCGCAACCTCGATCAGGGTGAGCACCTGCGCCTCGCTCAGCTCCTGGAAGCGGGTGCCCCAGCCGATCTCGGCCATCGTCTCCGCTACGCGGCGCATAGCCGCGCGGATCGCGGCCTTCTCCTGCTCGGTGAGGTCAACCATGGCGGACGACCTCCCTGCCAAGCGCGACCAGAAGCCCTGGCAGGCGATGCAGCAAAAGGAGACCGAGGGCCGCGGCTTCTTCCGCGGCGCCGGGTCGAACCAGCCAAAGCCACGCGCCGGGCGGGAGCAGACGGCGCAGGGCGGTTCCGGGGCGCGGGCCATCGATCATGCGGCCTGTCCCAGCGCCGCGGGCTGGGCGCTGCGCACGAGATGCTGGATGGCCTGGCGGTTGAACTTGAATGTCAGCAGCGCCGAGGCCTGGTACCGGGTCATGCCGAGATCGGCCCTTGCCGCCGGGGGCAGATGGATCAGCTGCCGCTCGGTCGGTGGCTCGCGCAGCCAGCGCTTGCTCTTGTGGGCGCTCTCGTCGGTCTCGTGCGCGTTCAGCCAGTCATCCGCAGCCGCCAGGCATACCAGGCGCTCCCCGATTGACAGGAGGCGGGTGGACTCTCCCTTCGCACCGCCGACTGCGTGCCAGGCCCCGTTCAGGAAGAAGATGCCTGCCCAGCCGTTGAACCCGTTGGCCAGCAGCGCCGCGTCGTCACCGAACAGATCGCACCACTGGAAGGCGGAGCGGCGGAGGAGATCAATCTCCGTCATGATGAAATCGGCCAGCGGCGCCGTATCGCGTCCGCGGGGCTCGAAGACGTGGCCGCAGATCGGACACTCCATCACCGCGATCGGGATCTCGGCCTCGCAGGACGGGCAGGTCTTGGTGGGCGGCTCGCCCTCGCCGGGCTGGCTGTCGAGATCGACGTCCTGCTCCAGGCAGCCGTGCATCTGCGAGGAGGTGCCGAAGTCGAGCACGATGCAGTCGCGCTTGACGATGCCGGGATGCTCGTTGGGATCCACGGTGCGCAGCCCGCGACCGACCATCTGGATCATTGTGCATTTGAAGGAGCTGGGCCGTAGCAGCACGACGCAGGATGTGGGGGGATGGTCCCATCCCTCGGTCAGCACCGCGACATTCACGACGATGCGCGCCTCACCCCTGGCATAGGCGGCCAGAACGGAGCGTCGCTCGGCATCTGGCATGTTGCCGGTCACGACCACGGTTGGCACGCCGGCGGCGTTGAAGGCCGCGGCGACGTGTTCGGCATGGGCGACGGTGGAGCAGAAGGCCACGGTCTGGCGATCGCCGGCTTTCTCGCGCCAGTGCCGCACCACCGCGTCGGTGACCGGCACCGTGTCCATGACCCGAGCGACCTCGCCCATGTCGAAATCATCGCCACTGCGGCGGACGGCCCGGAGTTCGTCCTGGACGCCGACATCGATGATGAAGGTGCGCGGGGGGACCAGGTGGCCGGCCGCGATCAGCTCAACGAGCCGGATCTGATCGGCAACGTTCGAGAAGACCTGGCGCAGCCCGATCTTGTCGCCGCGGTTCGGCGTGGCGGTGACGCCATAGATCCGACAGTCGGGGTTGCGATCGCGGGCGCGATCGATGATGCGGCGATAGCTGTCAGCGACGGCGTGATGAGCTTCGTCGATCACCAGCAGGTCCAGTGCCGGCATGGCTTCGAGATTGACCGCGCGCGTCAGGGTCGGGACCATGGCGAAGGTGACCCGGCCGGCCCAGGACTTCTGGCCGGCATCCACCACCGAGGTGGTGATGCCCGGATTCACGCGGCGAAACTTCGAGAGGTTCTGCGCCGTCAGTTCATCCCGGTGCGCGAGGACGGCGGCCTTGGCGCCGCCGCCATCGATGTGTTCTCCCACTGCTGCCGACAGCATGATTGTCTTGCCGGCGCCGGTGGGCGCGACGCCGAGGGTGTTGCCGTGGGTGTCGAGCGCACGAAGGCTGCGCTCGACGAACTGCCTCTGGCGGGGGCGGAGCATCATGCGCGCGGCCCTCAGCGCGCCCAAGCGGGCCGCGGATCGGCGCCGGCGGCGGGTTGCTGCGGAGGCGCTGGGAAGGCGCCCTGATGCATCGCCGGCGGCGCCCCGGACGGCTGGGGCGGCCCGAAGCCCTGTTGCGGCGATCCGGCGTAGGCCGGCGGGGCCGCATAGCCGCCCGGCGCAACGTGCTGCCCCATCGCCTGCGCAAAGCCCCTGTGATCGGGCGTCACCGCGCCGCGGATCTCGTTCTTGGCCTCGCCATTGGTGTCGGTGCCGACATCGATGCGGGCGACGAACTCGAGCCCATCGAGATCTGCGAAGCCGCTGATGCGGCGCGCGGCCTGAGCCTGGGGCGAGACGTCCTTGTCGGAGATGCCGCGCGCAGAGTTCAGCATGCTGCGCACGAAGCTGCGGCCCATGTTGCCCCAGTCCGGGCCCTTCGGGCTGTACAGCCCGATCAGCGTGAAGATCTTCCGTTTGGCGTAGGGCCCCTCCAGCACGGTGAACTCGCCATTCAGATAGACGGCGCCGGTGCTGCCGCGCGTGGCGTAGCCACCGGTCCAGCCCTGGCTCGGATCGTCGAAGCCGCCGGGGCGGATGGTGAGGCGGACCTTCGCCAGCGTCCCCTTGGGGATCAGGTTCGGGTTCGACTGGGCGTCGTTGTAGTCGTTCCAGGACGTCATGCGCGTTCTCCTTGGATCAGGCGGTCGGGGTGTCGGAGGAAGCGGGGAGCGCAGGTGCCGGCACCGGCAGGGCCAGTCGTTCGGCAGCCGGGCGAGCAGGGCCGCGGATCTTCGCGAACAGGCGGCCGAGATGCGGCTCCTCGACCATGTCGAGTCGGCCGCTACGGTCCTTCGCGGGGTATCCCCAAGGATTGAGCGTCTGGCACACGAGAGCGCGACGCTGCTGGCCGTCCTCGCCCTTGATGGCGGCGAGCGTCAGCACCTCGTCGACGATGCCGGGCAATTCCAGACCGGTCTTGCTGCCCTCGATCTGCGGCACGAAGAGCTTGCGATTGAAGTCATCAACCTTCTCGTCGAGGATGCCGACGAAGATCACGTTCTTGCCGCGGGTGTGCTGCAGCTGGGTCAGCCACGCGATCATCTCGCGTCCATGCAGGCCATAGGCGCCACGGATGTCGGGCTTGCCGGTGCGCTCGGCGAAAGCCTCGGGCTGCCCACGGCACCACTGGAAGCACAGCCGCCCGGCGACGGTGATGCTGTCGATGAACAGCGTGTCGTAACGATCGAGCGATGCAGGATCGCCGAACGTCGTGCAGACGCGGGCGTAATGCGCCTGCGAGTAGGGCTGCTCGTCGCGCAGCGCGGGGTTGGGCCCACCGATGAAAGCCGCGAGGTCGCGGCATTCCTCCCAGGTCCGCGGGCGCACCGTGTCGCCCGGCCATCCCTCGACAGCGAGGTCACCGGCCTCGAGGTCCCAGAAGAGCGTCGTCGTCGCCAGCAACGTCCACAGCAGGCTGGTCTTGCCCGAGCCACTCGCCCCGAAGATGGCGGCCTTGATCATTCGTTGGATGGCGAGCCGCTCATCGGCGGTGATGATGCGCAGCGCCATCAGCCGATCCCCCCAAAGGCCGCGGGGACACTGGCATGCGGGCTGTCGCGCCGCTCCGTCTCGGACAGGATGGTGAGCCGGTAGGTCGGCTTGCCCGTCCGCACGGTGCGTGCAGGCTCGAAGGCCAGGCGAATGCGCTCGGGCCACGCGGCATAGGACCGCTCGGCCACCTTGAAGCTGACCTCGACATACTCGCCGGGGTCCTCGCCGCCGGCGCGGATCTGCTCCGCGAGCGCGTTGAGCCGGTGCTGGTCCCATTCCACGCGCTTCGGGAGATCAGCCGTGACCTCGACGTTGCCGTCCTGGAAGCGGACCGTGCCGGTGTCCTTGCCGGCTGCCGCGCGGGCGCCGACGGCGCGCTGCTCGTAGCGCATGGCGATGGCACCATCGATCCAGTCGAGCGCCCGCTTGGCGATGTCGAGGCGGGAGCGCGCCTCCTCCTGCAGCAGAGCGAGGTGCTCGGCCGGCAGGTCGATCACCTGGCCGATCGGCAGCAGGCGCATATCATCGATCGTCGGGTGGTTGCGGCGGGAGGCTTCCATCACGCCGCCTCCCGCAACCGCAGGCACGCCAGAGGTGCAGCGTCACGTGAGCGCTGCTGGCGGGGCCGGGGCCGCACGATGACGAGATAGGCGAAGCATTCCGGCCCGACACGACGCTGGGCCAGATGCGCCCACCCGGCCTCGGCCAACCGCCAGGCGTAATCCGCGGTCGCATCAAGCTCGATGCGCTGTTCCGGTGGCAGACGGGAGGCGAGCCGATCGCGGTCGCGCGCCAGCATGCCGGCGAAGTACGCGATGGCATCGCCGGGGGCGGCGGTGGTGACACGATCGCAGAGCGCATTGGCATCGATGACGACATCGCGCCAATCGTTCTTCTCGGTGATGGAAGGAGGGCTGACGGCAAGCGGAGGGCTGACGATGACGTTCATCGACGCGGTATCCTTTCGACGAATTGTGCTGCTGCCTGGTATCTACCGATTGAGCTCGCGATTTTTCCCACGGGGGTGAGACGCGACGCTCAGACCGCCGGCACGGAGCCACAGGCGCAGCTCATCGACCGTGCGGTAGAAGGCGGAACAGGAGCGACCGCTCCCACGCTGGGCACTGGCGATGTCGCCGTGTGTCGCGATCAGCAGCAGCAGTGTCTCCCGCGGCTGTGCCGGCAGGTCGTCGAGCAGGGTGTCCAGATCGACGCGGCGCGCGATGGCGGCGTCCTCGTCGCACGGCTCCGGTTGCGTCGCCGAGGTGAGGGGCATTCCCGCGTCGAAGTCGAGGAGATCGAGCGGGACCATGGTCACCCGGCTCGGATGGCTGTCGGCCCTCAGACGGTCGGCCACGACGTGCCGTGCCAGTAGCCCAACGAAGGCTGCCCAATTCGCCTGACCGGCATCGAAGTGCCGGGCGCGTTCGACAATGGCGAGCAGGATGTCCTGGCTCAGATCCTCGCGGTCCGCCCGCCCGTGGCGACCGCACCGCGCCCAACGGGCGGCCTGGCGGTGGGCCGCGTCGAGTGCGACGCGGGTATGATGATCGTCCCATTCGTTGGGACGATGGGCGTCGGTGGGGTGTTGATCGAGCAAGGTCAGATCCTCGGTCTGGGCAATGTGACGACACCCAGACCGCAGCACGCCGCTCACCGGGGCGACGAGGCGCAATGGGGCCGAATGGGGCGGCGACGCCCGTCGAGGGTTTCGGCGCCGATTGTATTTCAATAGGTTAGCGCTGACGCGCCGGGGTTTGCGGGCGGGACGGGGCGGAATTCCGATTTCCGCACCCCCTCACTCACGCGACGCTGGACTCCCGCATCATGTCGAACATAATAAGAACATCGCCGTTGACGAAACCGTTCACCCCATAGGACCCCCGTCCGATGCCCATCGCCGTGCACTACCCGTGTCATTCAGGGTCAGGCGCCCCGCGCGCCCTTTCCGTCGCTGCTATCCGGGCGGTCGCCGCTCAGGTGCGCCAACAGATCGCCCGCGAACCCGACAGCCTGGCCGTGACCGTCCCGGCACTGCTGCAGGCCGGCCAGCGTGTGGCGGTGAATGGCCGGACGATTGGCGTAGTCTGGGACCTGGCGCACCCGCTGCGTGATGAGGCGGGGCGGCGGGTGCTGGGCATCTGCGACACCGACCCTGAGGAGCCGGACTGCGCCTTTGTCTCGGTCAACGTTGAGCTGACACAGCATCGGCCGGATCTCGCGCTCAGCACCGCGGCGCACGAGTTCGGCCATGTGCTGTTCGACGTGCCAGCGGCCTTGCAGACCGGGATGCGCCGGTTCCGGGCCGTTGCTGCCGACGCGGCGGCGCTCGATCGGGTCGGGCGCAGTGCAGAGGGGCGCGCCAACGAGTTCATGGGCGCGCTGCTGGCACCCCCCGTCGCATTGCACACGCGGCTGCTCGCGCATGCGCGCAGCGAAGGTCTGCGGCTGGCCCGCGGGCCGCATCAGGGGCGCCCCGGTAGCCCCATTCTGGCCGCCGGGAATGCAGTGGATGGCCTCGCAGGCGTCCTGGCTGCGTTGGCAGGTGACTTCGGCGTATCGGAACGGTTCATCGCCGTGCGTCTGGCGCGCTACGGGCTGTTGGAGGGAGGCGTGCCATGAGTTTCGGCGCGGTGGTCCGCGCCAAGCGCCAGGCGCTTGGTATCGGACTCAATGATTTCTCCGAACGGCTCGGCATCTCGCCGGCCTATTGGTCGCGCATCGAGCGCGGCCATGAGAAGCCGCCCCGGGACGAATTGATTGAGCGCGCCGCGGCCATTCTCGGTGAACGGCTGGATGATCTGTTCGTCCAGGCTGAGCGGCTGCCCCCCGATATGCGACGGGACATGGGCAAGGTGGTGCTGGCCTATCGGCGTATGCGGGCCATCGGTTTTCGGTGATGGAGAGGACGATGGTCGCGCGCGCACATCGCAAGCCGTTCTATCGGCTGGAGGAAGTCTGCGAGGCATGGGGCATGTCCATCTGGGACATCGCTGCCTATGCGATCGAGAAGGAGCTTGTTGTCTCGATCGTCGCCGCCGGCGTGCTGGTTCAGGAGGGCATCCTGGACCAGGCCGCGGATAGCGCGCCCTACCGCATTTCCAACGGCGAGCGGCTGCTCAGCGGCCTGATCGATCTGCATGGGGATGACGCGTGGATGATTCTGCAGCGCGGCTCGCATCGGGTTCATCGGTTTGTCGCCGATCCCGGCAAGTACCTTGAACCATGCACCTCCGCCGGTGAGCCAGATCCGATCGAGGTTCTGGTGCAGGAGATGGTCGTGCGCCACCCCGAGCGTGTGCGGTTTGAGGCGGCGCAGGAGCTATCGCCCAAAGCCGAAGACGCCGCATCATCCCCCGTTCTAGTTCTGCCACCCAGGTCGCGTGGTGCCCAGGCGACGCATGATTGGGAAGCGTGCTGGGTGGAGACCTGCCGCACGCTGTACTTCGACGGCGTGCCCGAGAGCCTGACGGCGCTGGCCCGACGTCAGCAGGACTGGTTCGCGGCGCAGGGCAAGAAGGTTCCCGACGAGAGCACGCTCAAGAAGAAACTGAAGGTACTTTGGCGGGTGTTCGCGCCGGAGGCTGAGCGGAAGTCGGCGTGAGGCGGCGCAACGGTGGTGGCGGCACTCGGCTTGGGAAAATCGTGGGCGCCGATCGGTAGATAGAGGGCAGGACCATTTTTGTTGGATTGCGATGCCCCCGCCGACCCCGATCAATCACCACCTGCCGCCGCACCTCCGCGAGGTGTGCACCATCCTCGCCGCGGGCTTGGTGCGGCTGCGCAGCCGCGCTGCTGAGGATCATGCCCGTGATGCCGCCGAGGTCGAAGCTCGCGGAGACATTCGCCTACACTCCACTGCCCGCCAGCGCCGTCATGCGAATCCCAGGAGAAAGGGAGTCGCATGACCAGACGATCCACCGCCGCAGCCGCAGCGGCACCCACCATCCCGAAAATTCCGCCGACGCAGGTGCTGAGCCGGCTCGCCGCGCTGCAGGCGGCGCCCACCGCCGACCTGAAGCAGCAGTGGCGGGAATTGTTCGGCAAGGAGCCGCCGCCCTGGAACCGCGCCTATATCCAGAGCCGGCTGGCGTACCGCATCCAGGAGCTCGCGTATGGCGGGCTGAAGCCCGAAACCGTCGATCGGCTTGTGGCGCTGGGGGAACAGCTGGATGGCGGCAATGTCGTCCTGCGCCGCATTCGCGCCGACAGCCGCCCGCTGGCAGGCACGCGCCTCATCCGGGAATGGCAGGGCGTGCAGCATGTTGTCACGGTGCGCGTCAACGACTTCGAATTCGAGGGGCGGCCCTATCAGTCGCTCTCGGCCATCGCGCGCCACATCACCGGCACGCGCTGGAACGGCTGGACGTTCTTTGGCCTGCGCGCGCGAGGTGAAGCATGACCCGGCGCGCCCGCATCGAGCCGGCCATGCCGGCCACCACGAAGAAGCTTCGCTGCGCGGTCTACACGCGGAAATCCACGGACGAGGGTCTGGAGAAGGAGTTCAACACCCTCGATGCGCAGCGCGATGCTTGCGAGGCGTACATCACCAGCCAGCGCGCCGAAGGTTGGTTGCTGGTCCGCGACCGCTACGACGATGGCGGCTTCTCCGGCGGGACTCTGGAGCGGCCGGCGTTGCAACGCCTGCTGCGCGACATCCAGGCCGACCTGGTTGACGTCATCGTGGTCTACAAGATTGACCGGCTCTCGCGCTCGCTGATGGATTTCGCCAAGCTGGTGGAGGTGATGGACGCGCATGGCGTGACCTTCGTCTCGGTCACTCAGAGCTTCAACACGACGACCAGCATGGGGCGCTTGACGCTCAACATCCTGCTGAGCTTCGCGCAGTTCGAAAGAGAGGTCATCGGCGAGCGCATCCGCGACAAATTCGCCGCCTCCCGCACCCGCGGCATGTGGATGGGGGGCAAGGTGCCGCTCGGCTATGACGTGGTGGCCAGGAAGCTGGTGGTGAACGAGGACGAGGCGCCGCGGGTGCGTCGGGTGTTCGAGATCTTCGCCGAGACGGGATCGGGCATCGAGACGGTGACCCGCCTTCGGGCCGAGGGCGCCACCAGCAAGGCTGGGCGCCCACTGGACAAAGGTGATGTCTACAAGCTGCTGAACAACCGGACCTATGTCGGCGAGGCCGCGCACAAAGGGCAGGTCTATCCCGGCGAGCACCAGGGCATCGTGCCGCGGGACCTTTGGGACCGGGCGCACGCCGTGCTGCAGATCAGCCCTCGGGTCCGCGCCAACCAGCATCGGGCGCAGACGCCGGCGCTGCTGAAGGGGCTGATCTTTGGGGTGGACGGGCGGGCGCTGTCGCCGACCCATTCCCGGAAAAACGGCCGGCTCTATCGCTACTACGTAGCGCAGCGCGTGCTGAAGGGCGACGCTGCCGGCGACGCCAGCATCGTACGCCGGGTGTCGGCGGCGGAGATCGAGGCGGCGGTGGTGGACCAGGTCCGCGTGCTGCTGCGGCAGCCGGAGATCGTGGTCGGCACGTGGTTCGCGGCGCGGCGAGAGGCACCTGACCTGACCGAGGGCGAGGTGCGGGATGCGCTCCATCGGCTCGACCTGCTGTGGGACGAGTTGTTCCCGGCCGAGCAGGCACGGATCGTACGGGCGCTGGTGGAGCTGGTAGTGGTCGGGCCTGCTGGTGCGGACATCCGCCTGCGCGTCGAGGGGCTGGCCGGCTTGGTCCGGGATATCGGCGTTGTCGCGCCCGCAGCACTGAGCGCAGTGGCATGACTGCCGCAACCAGAATCACGGTTCGGGTGCCGCTGACGATCCGGCGGCGGCCGGGGCGGAAGACGATCGTCACGCCGGTATCCCTGGGGAGCGATGACAACGTGATCCCGACACGCGCCGACCCGGCGCTGGTGAAGGCGCTGGCGCGGGCGTTCAGGTACCAGAAGCTGCTCGACGAAGGGCGGTACGCTTCGATTACGGAGATGGCTACGGCAGAGCAGATGGAGCGTGGATATCTGGGTACGCTGATGCGTCTCACTTTGTTGGCCCCAGATATCATCGAGGCGATCTTGAACGGACGGCGGCTGGAAGACATCACGCTCCCACGGCTGCTGGAGCCATTCCCGCTCAATTGGTCGCAGCAGCAACCCGAATTGGATCGTGGCGGGTGA